GTCAGGGCTTCATGTTTGACGTCAGCCTCGCCTCGGAGCTCGATTTTATTGGTGATGACGTTCTTGCGGAACTCATAACCACTGGCTAAGTAGCTTTCGACCTTATCGAGGATTTCGGTGGGATCTTTCGTCTCAAGACGGATGATGTCCTTAGGTACTTCGTAGCCATGCAGTTTGGCGTAATAGTACAAGGTGGCTGTCGTAACTCTGGTTAGCTTATTACGAAGCACCTCAGAATAAGTAAGCCCACCAGCACAAGGTGACCACTCCTCGAGGATTTGTGCTGCCATCTTATCATCTCCAAGAGCATGTGCAACGGCAGCACATACCTTTTTCCACTGGATGTGATCTTGATGCTTAGGTATTACTCGTAGCATAGCCCTGATCTGATCGACATTCGGCTTTGTGCCACCGAAGGCGTTGAAGGCTATCTCAAGATCACGTGCTTCCTCATGGCCGTCGATCATATCGGCTATCTGATCCATGGTCAGGATATTCCCCCAGGCATGGACTTGCGCGTTCTTAGCCCCAAACCATATTCTTACAGCATCACGTGCGTTGGTGTCACCTTCGAACCGTTCGGCAAGGGCTGTAGTGATGGCTTTGTAGTCCTTAGCGTTGCGTATGGGTTCCTCAGTGATGAACATAACACGATAACGAGGATTAGCTGCCGTGTGTGAGGCTGTTGTGTATGCAAAAGAGGCGTACTTTCGGAAGTAAGCATCGTCTGCAATCTCTTCGAAGCTACGCTTGCCACTATCGACATCCACACCCACGATCTGTGCTGATTTGAAAGCGTCGCCGTTACGCTTGGCATAGCCTGTCTTCTGATCGACGTGCAGATCAGCACAGCAAATAGGATAGCCGTGAACTGTTAGGTGATTGATGATGTCATCCGTCACCATCTCCACAGGCGACAACTGAGCACTGAGTGCCACCCAGTCCTGTCGTGTCGCGGCTTTGTTTACGACCGTTCTGTTGATACAGAGTTTTACTATTTGCATGGTTTGGTTCTCCGTGTTAGATAAATTTAAAGGCGTTTTTTGCTTTATTTACAGATTTGACGACATCATCAAAATTTTCTGCCTCATCATCATACCCAGGTGTTGAATAAAATCTGAATTCATCAAACAAATAATAATTAGTCAATATGTAGTATCGGTGTACTAAGTGAGGAGAACAAAATTCTTTGTATGGCATTGGATCATAACAAACTGATTCATAAGATTTTGGTTGTGGGCTTCCAATTAACTTTAAACATTCACTTTCGGTTTGCCACACTAGTTTATTTACCAAATCTGCAGCAGTCTCATCGAACTCCGATGGTTTAACCTCTGCCCACATTTCTACTTGTGGTAGATAGAAATCAGGGAGATAATCCGTACCATCCTTAAAATCAAATCTTTCCATCTCGTATTCATATTCGATACCAATGCTATCAAAATATACGGCCCACCTTGCTTCTAATCTTGAACGGAAAGTAATGCCGTTGTATGTGGTTGGCTTTGCGTAAATCATTTTGTGTTCTCCGTGTGTTGTCAGTTACTGGATAATATACCATAGTATACGAAGTGCCATATATGCTATGCCAAACGCCACCATACCTATGGCAGCAACGGCAGCGACAAAGCTGATGATGGTGGCGTGCGTCACGGCTTTACGTGCCCACGGCGGTAGTGGTGATCTGTACAGTTCGCGCTCTTTGTCGATGGCTCTGCGGAAGTCATCCCTGTTCATATTCTTTGTCCTTGATACGGTGAATAGCTTCGTGTAAGAGTGCCACTAAATATGGCGGAAGGCCGTACAGGTCAGCGCTGACTTTGTAGGCCTTGAGGTGCATTGCGAGTGTGTGGTCCTCGAGTGTTGAAACGTACTTGAGCGTTTCAATCGGTGGTGTGTTTTCTTTCGATCTCATGACTGTTCCTTCTGCAGCTCTGACGGCATGTAGAAATAACACTCATCATTGTAGTTAAATGGTGGCGTTGTGATGACCACGCTCGGATTGAACTCAATCTCACCGCGCTGCTCTGCACGCTGCATACTATCATACACCACCCACCTGGCGCATTGTTCTTTCTTTGGACAAGGCCCACCAATGCAAAGGGCAATGTCGAGGTTTAGGTTCATCACTGTTGTCCTGTTGTGTGTTATAAAAAATAGGGCCGCGGCCTTCCACAACCACGGCCCCTGTTCCAATTTCCACTTCCCTGAGCTTTGTCCAGGGTTATGGCTTCCGCTAACCAATACATCGCAGGGGCTTACCCTGCTTTGTATAGTTAGTGAAAAGAGACCTCGGCTGGTTTGCCGTAAACGTTCGTATAACTGAACTGATCGACGACTGGTTTGCACCGCTTGAGGATTGCCTGTATGGGACCTCGAACGTACTTTACAGCTCTCTCAATCTGATCGGTTTCCTTCTGCAGCTTCTCACGATGCAGCCGTGCGATCTCATCGCGTTGCTTCTGTAGGAAGTTCTCCATGATCTTGGCCTGTTCCTCAGCAAGGTGACGGCGTACCTGGTCGGCTCGCAGGCTGTCCCGCTGCTGGCGGAACTTGTCAATCACTGCCAACATCGTCAAAGGATTGGCCACAGCCACCTCCTGATGGTGACGTTCTCCATCGATACTGAGCTGCAACAGGACACGTCGTGTTCCGTTGTGCAGTCTTATCGAGATGCATTCTTCGACGGTCATGAAACCAAAACTCTCAACAAGTCTCCAGAGATCAGAAGGGGAGTGCGCCATTGTCGTCCTCCTGAAGTGGTTGGTGTTGCGGTGGTGTGTTCGACGGCATGATTGACGGCTTCTGAAGCTTGGTGAGGACCTTCTGCTTGAACTCAGCGACGAGGAAATCCATCTGCTTGGTGTCGTCCCACTGCTCGACGCCTCGAATTTTCACCTTCTCCAGCTCTGGTAAGGTAATCTTACCTTCGACTGGATTAAGTGGGGAGCAGTATGGTCGCTCGATCTTCTGCCCCTTCTGCAGCACTGTTGCTCCTGTGATGAGCCTGCTGGCGTCGTCCTTGGGGTTAAATGAATACGGCTTGATAGTTGTTTCCAGACTTGCATCCCATGAGGGATTGCAGAGCGCTTGGATGATTGTCTTGGCATAGTTGCTGGTGTACTTGAGAGTGCATACATAGAACGTCGGGGCCTCGAGGAAGGTAAGACGCCACTGCATACCGTAGTCGGTATCTGCAATTGCGATATCTCGAATGATGCCAGTAAACTGGTCGTAGATAAGCTCATGGACAGTGTTTCCGTCCTTGGTGACTCTAGACACCGACTCGCTTGTCGGCTCCTTCAGGCGAATGCGGCATTTGCCGTCGCTGAGGGTGAAATAGGTAGCACTGATAATCGGTGCTGATGATTGAAAACCCATGATGGGGCTCCTAAATAGGTAAATAAAACGGGTTACTTGTGGCTGAAAAAATACGCAGGCGGGACGGTCAACCACAACCAATTCCCGCCCACGGTTTACGAGTGGCCCACGGAGAAAGCCGTCTCGTCGTCTATGTCTGTCTCGTTCCTGTTGAGCCTAGCGTGTGCATCTAGTATTACCTGTGCAGGGTCGACCACCTCGATGGTGGCCTCACCTGGCAAGGTTCCTCCGTATATCGTCTTGATCCTTGGCGATGTCTTCTGTGTTTCGTTGTAGAGTTTGCAGCGGTATTCTATTGCCTGCGATGTGCACTCACCTGTCTGGTCTTTGAAGGTGTACGTGGGGCCTTTGCGCCAGTCCTTTGGTAGCCAGTTGAACGTCTCGGTCACCTGTGGGATGTCGTGCATGTCAGCATGTTCGTTCCATGCCAGCCGATACATCTCAAGCTGGACGGCATAGTCGTCGTATACCGATGAGCCGGATTTGAAATCCACAAGCACGACCTTGCCGCCCTTGATCCTGCACACGAGGTCAGCCGTGCCGGCATAGCCATAAGTATCAGAGTGCAGCAGCACCTCAACGGCCAGGGGCTCGACCTCGTAATCACGATACCACTGGTCAAAGCTCATGAGGGCCTTGGCGTGGAACTCACTGAGTGAGCTCATGTCAACGTGCTGGCCTGACATGTAACGCTCGAACAGTACGTGCATCTCTGTCCCACGCTCTGCAGCATCGTCTCGCAGTTTGTTGGCTTCCTCAAAACCATGCTTTGCATACCACTGCATCAGGCCTGGTGGCGTCGGTGAGGTGGCCTTGATGATCTTGGTGACACTAGGATACCACCAGACATTCCCATCGACAACACGGCCGTAGAAACGCTCACCAGCATCGTCGTAGCGGAACAGGGCATCGGGGCGCGGTTGCTGTAGGTTCCAGATCATTCTCCCACCTCCAGCATGTCGAGTACCTTCCAAGCCTTCTCAGCTACCTCGGCGTTGTTGCAGTGCTGCAGCAGTTCACGCATTGACAGACGCATGTCCTCAATCGTATTATCAAACCAGTCGTAAGTGTTCCAGTAGTTCTTGTATGACCAGGATTCTTCTGGGTATCTGTTGCCCTCGATGAGGACCTGCAGGTTGCCGAGGTGGTGTTGTAGTGGGGCACTCATTTGCCACCCCACACGACTGCAGTGTTGTCCGGCTTGATAAGTGGATCAGGCAAGACCATGCCTGCGACGGTGAAGGTCAGCAGGGTGAACAGTGCGATAACGATCAGCGCCCCTGTGGTGTTCTTCTGGCGTTGTGTGCCCTCAACAACAGGGGCGACCATGTACCATGTGCGGCCTTCCATCTTGGCGCGCTTAAACTCGATTCCGAGTAGCATATAAACTCCGTGTAAAAATGTGGTTGTTAGTTGTGTGCAATCTACATTGCGTTTTGATGCTGTGCAAGTCTTTCGTAAAAATCGTGACGATTATTTTTCAGCCAGGTTAGGGCCTTGGTTTCTTCGTCGCTGTAATCGTGTCCCATGGTCATCGAGCCGATGTGGTGACAGTAAGCCCGTGAAACCCATATCGTATGGCCAGCCTGGCGTACGTCCCAACATTGGACGTCATCAGAAAACCAGTTGATCTCTGGGAAGTCTATCCATGACTCGGCAGTGTAGACTGCCAGGATAGGAGAGATCACACCGACGTTGACCATTTGCTGCTCTTCTGGGTAGCTAATCGTCTGCAGGTTTACACGGCCATAGTCAAAGCGTATGTTCTGCGGGCTCATACGCACGTAATCGTGCCTAGCTGCGAGGATGCCAGCAGCCTGATGTTCTACCCTGTCTGACGTCATCAGTAGTTCCCAGTCATTCTGCAGGTTCGACCAGGTATCAGGCCGCAGCACGATGTCGTCGTTGCAGATAGCGAATGTCTTATGCCCTTCCTCGAGCATGGACTTGACAAGAGCATTGTAACCAGCACCGAAACTAGGCTGATTGTACTTCACGTATCGCGTGACCTCATCAGGTACGTATTCAGCGACACTGGCACGAAATACGTGCTCGTGAATCGGTGTGCCTACAGTGCACCAGCCCAGGGCTGTGATCTTATTCTGCATCGTCTTGGCCCTCCCATTGATCGCACTTGTCTTCCCAGTAACGGTATCGTGCTTCCTCATGTATTTCACAGCCGTTACGGAATACGGCCTGGTAAATGCCCTGATGGTAGTCGTCACCTTCAAAGCAGGTGTAATGTTTGCAGTTTTCGCAGGACTTCGTCATCGCTTGCCTCCGTTCTTGGCTGCCTTGATTGCGTCGATCTTGACCTGCAGTAGCTTCAGCGCTTCTGGGTATGTTTTCGCGTCCTTGATCTCGACGCGCTTGCCGTCGACGATGGCGTAAGCACCGTATGTCGTGCGTTCTGTGGACATGTGTCCTCCGTGTGAATGTGGTTGTGGTTGTTTAAATAACACGGCCGGTCGGCAAAGGGATGATTGGGGTCCTATGGAGCTTGCGCAGGAGGCGCCGACCGGCTGTGTGTGGTTTGCAGTGTAGGATGCTGCACCCCTTATTTTTTACGCTAGAACTTTAGCGGCCCAACGTTCGGCCAGTTTGAAAGTTGCAAATGCTCTAAACATGAGTACCTGTTCTTCTCCCTTGTAAATTTGAACATAGGCAGCACGCACGCGGCTCGTACCGCATTTGCTGATATTCACGGCCTTCGTTCCTGATGCGTTTGCAATCGTATACTGTGTCTTTGCGTTCTTATCGACAGTCATCATCTCCGTCTCCCGTGTGGTTGTTTGTGGTTGTAATTTATAGTGCAAAACTACAGAGGCAATACTATACCAGTCAAGAACT